CAATTAGAATACACAGTTAATGGTAAAAAAATAAAAGAAGATTTTTATACTGTTGGTCATGGTCATAAACTTCCCAAAGGTGCAGAAATTAGAGAATATAGTAATGAAGAAATAGAAAAATTTTTTGAAGAAGATATGAAAGCAGCAGATAAATCTGTTAAAAAATTAATAAAATATGCATCAACAGATAGAGAAGCATACGAAATATTAGTTGAAATGGCTTTTCAAATGGGTGGTGAAGGATTAGCTGGATTTAAAAAAACAATCGCAGCAATAAATAAAGGTGATTATGAAGAAGCATCAAAACACATGCTTTATAATTATAATGCAAATGGAACTATAAAAGGAAAAACTCTTTGGCATCAACAAACAGGAAAAAGAGCTAAAAGATTAAGTAATTTAATGGCTCAAATTAAATAATATGAATTTAGGTTTTGGACTAAATGTAGATGAGACAGCACAAGAAACTGGTTATGATAAATATGAAGTAAGTTTATTTGAATCATTAGGTGCTGTTGCTGCTGATAACTGGAACTTTAACCCAGTTATGTCTTTATGGAATTATAGCGATTTAAGTGAAGCAAGAAATAGATCAAAATATAATAAAGAAAATATGATTGATAGATTGGAGTTAAATAAAGAACATGCTAAAATAGGATTATATTTTGAAGAAGATGAATATCAATCAGTTGTTGATATTATGGTTAGAGAAAAAAACGAAGAAAGAGCTAGACAAAATATTATGATGAGAGGACCAAGAGGTTCTTGGAATCCTTTATCTGGTGGATTTTATGTTGGTGCTGCAAAGTTTGCTACAGGATTAGCAACCAGCATGGTAGACCCAATAAATATAGCTGCTTCTTTTATACCTGTTTTTGGACAGACTAACTTTGCCAGACTTGTTGCTAGACAAGGTTTTACAAAAGCAAGAGCAGTAAGAGGTGCGGTAGAAGGAGCTGTTGGTGCAACACTTGTTGAACCTATTGTTTATGGTGTGGCTCAATCTTTACAAGCTGATTATGATATGTACGATAGTTTTTTAAATGTTACATTTGGTACAGTATTAGGTAGTGGACTTCATGTAGGTGCGGGTAAATTAAAAGATATAAATACTCGTAGAAAATTTAATGAAAAAATTGCTGAAGGTAAAAGAATATTAGGAGATGATACAGAAACAGATATAGATATAAATTTATATAGAGAATATTATCCAGAAAATTCTCAAATAATGAAAGACCTAGAAGCTACAGACCCTAATACAAGAAAAATGTTATTACAAAAAGCTCTAGGTGATGCTTTGTTAGATGATGCTATTGATGTAACTCCTATAGCAAATGCTGATCCAGTTTTAAGAAACTCATCAGATTCATCACCAAATCCAGATATTAGAACTACACCCAAACAATCAATAGATGATATAGAGTTAAAAAATTTAGAAGATAATATAGTTAATAGAAATGATGTTGAACAAGATGCAGAAATAGAAATATTACAAAGCCAACTAGAAGCTGTTAAAGAATCACAGAAAGATTTAAATTTACAATTTGAACAAGGAGATTCTGAAATAAAATTAAGAACAGAAGATTTAGATGAAGTTACTACAAAGAAAAAAGAACTAGATGAAGCAATTAAAGACGCAATTAACTGTGTCAATGGAAGATAATTATGTCAAATAAATGTTTAATAAGAGTAGAAAAATTATTAAAAAAATCTTCTATTCGTTCAGCTACAAAAGAAGAAATAATTAATCAAATTAAAATAGCACAAGCAGAAGCTAAATTAACATCTATTGATGAAGTCAATGTAGATAAAATTGCTAAAGATGTTTCGGAACAAATTAAAGCACAAAAAAAAATAGACAAAAGAAATGCTATTGAAAATGAAGTTAAAAATAGAAAACTAACAGAATTTGTTTTAAAAAACTTTCCAGACAATCCGGAAGAAGGATTAATTGCAATAATGGTTGGTTCAAATAGAAGAGTTGAAGGTGCAAGATCAGCAGTTTCTGTACAACAAAACGCAAGTGTTAATCAATTAATAGCTGGATTTAACGCAAAGTTAAGAGCAAACAATTTAGAAATAATGTTTAGAGATGGTTTAGAAGGTTTAACAGAAGCTGAAACACAAAGAAGAGTTACAAGAGCTATGTCAGAACTTGCTCAACAACAAACTGTAATGGAAAAAAGAGCTGGTACAAAACCACCAGTTACAGAAAAAAATCCACAAATACGAAAACTAGCAGAAATTATGGAAGAGTATTCTGAAACAATTAGACAAAGATTAAATGATAGAGGTGCTAACATTGCTAAAATGTGGGGTTACATTGTTAAACAATCACATGATCCTTATAATGTTAGAAACGCAGCAAAAACTTTAGGTAAAAATTTAGATGATATAAAAATTGATGAAAAGTTTGAAGGCACTGATGTTAATTATAATAAAAATTATAAAGTGTGGAAAGATTATGTTATGTTAAAAATAGATGCTGAAAGAACTTTTGCAAATACAGATAATGTAGATGAATTTTTACAACAAGTTTATAATACTTTAGTTGGCAATAAGTATCTGTTAGCTGATGGAGTAGCAAATACTTATGGAGCAAGAACTTCTAAAAACATAGCAAAAGATTCAAACTTTAAAAGAATATTACATTTTAAAACTGCAGATGATTGGTTTGATTATAATGATAAATTTGGTGTTGGTAATTTAAAAGAATCTTTTTTTTCTGGTTTACAAACTGCTGGAAGAAACATTGGTATGATAGATGCACTTGGTACTAAACCAAAAGAAAATTTTGAAAAAATTAGATTTGCTGTACAAAAAAGAATGGTTGATGATGGCAGAGGTGCTGCAGCAGAAAATATTTCAAGACCAGAACAATTTGAAAAATACATGAAAGTTATAGATGGTTCTATTTATACAGTAGCAGATTTTGGAGTAGCAAGATATTCTGCTATTGCAAGAGCTTTGGCTTCTATGGCTAAACTAGGTGGAGCTACTATTTCAGCAGCAGCAGATATAGGTATTTATGGTTCAGAAGTAAGATACCAAGGTAGAACTTTTTTAGGTGGTATGGCTGAAGCATTAGGTAGCTTATTAAGAATAAAAAATACAAAACAAAAAAAAGATATAGCACAAATGTTAGGCTTTATTGTTGATAACACTATTTATGATATGTCAGCTAGGCATCAAGTGGGAGATAATTTAAGTAAAGGTTGGTCTAATGCTCAAAGAACATTTTTTAAATATAACCTACTTTCTTGGTGGACTAATAGTTTAAAAGAAGGTGCAATGTTAGGTATGGCAAACTATTTTGCTAGACAAAAAAATATAGAATTTAAAAATTTAAACAAACAACTTCAAGATTTTTTTACACAATACAATATTGATTCTACTAAATGGGATGTCATTAGAAAAATTGCAATGGAAAAAGCAGATGATGGTATGGAATTTATTAATATTGGTATGTTAGATAAAATATCTGATACTGATATGAAAAAAATATTAAATGTAGAAAATTTAACACAAAGACAATTACAAATAGAAAAAGAAAAATTTAAAGCATCTGTATCTGGTATGTTATTAGACAGAACAATTTATGCAGTAATTGAACCAGATGCTAGATTAAAAGCAAATATGACTAGAGGTCATTTAGCAGGTACACCAGAAGGTGAAGCTATTAGATTTATGGGTCAATTTAAAGCATTTCCATTTGCAATAGTTACAAAAGTTTTGGGTAGAGAGTTATCTTATTTTAAAGGACCAAATAAAGATTATGGAAGAGGTTTTGTTGGTATAACAGCTTTGATGGTAACTTCTGCATTTATGGGTTATTTATCTATGACTATAAAAGATTTTTTAAGAGGTAAAGGAAGAAGAGAAATAAATAAAAAAACTATATTAGCTGCTCTTTTACAAGGTGGCGGATTAGGTATATATGGAGATGTTTTATTTAGAGAAACAAGAAATAGTGCTGAAATAGGTATGGCAGCATTTGGTCCAGTACCATTAACAGGATTTGATGTATTAGCTGCTATTAAATATGCTATGACCGGTGAAGGTGGTAAAGCTGCAAAAGAAACTTATAAAGCTATAGAGAAGAGTATACCTTTTTTAAATTTATTTTATATAAAGACTATATACGATTATATGATAGGTTATCAACTTGCTGAAACAATGAATCCCGGTGTATTAAAAAGAGTAGAAAAGAGAATGAAAAAAGATTATAACCAAGAATATTTATTTACAAAACCATCACAAAAGTTTAAAGGTTTGAATTAGTTATGACAGTATCAACTACAATTATTAAGAGTTCCCACAATGGTAATGGCAGTACCACTAACTTTGCCTATCAATTTAAAATTTTGCAGGACAGCGATCTAACAGTAATTATTAGATCATCTACAGGTACAGAGACAACTAAAAGTCTATCTACACACTATACAGTAGCTGGTGCGGGTGATGCTAGTGGAGGTTCAATTACTTTCACTACTGGCAACACTCCGGCTTCTGGTGAAACTGTAGTAATTAGAAGGAATGTCCCGCAAACTCAAGCGATAGATTATATTGCTAATGATCCATTCCCTGCGGAGACACATGAAGAGGGTTTGGATCGTGCTACTATGGTTGCACAACAAGTATCTGAAGAAGCTGATAGATCAATAAAATTATCAAGAACAAACACAATGACATCTACAGAGTTTACTGTAGGTGCAACAGACAGAGCTAACAAAGTTTTATCTTTTGATTCTTCTGGAGAACTATCAGTAACTCAAGAGTTAGGAACTTTTAAAGGTAACTGGAGTGCATCTACCTCTTATCAAGTTAGAGATTTAGTTAAAGATACTTCGACTAATAATATCTTTATGGCTAACACAGCTCATACTTCTTCTGGTTCACAACCACTTACAACAAA